AGATCTTACATTTAATCTCTAGAGGTTCCTATTAGGGTTATGTAGTTAAACTTGATTAGAATTAGGTTTCTTACCTTAATTCTATTAATGATTAACTTCTTTTTGAGTTAAGGGTTTAACAGACCTATTAGCTGCGTTTTAATTAAGACGCTACCTCCTATTTTAAGCGGTGCCTCTTCTTTGTGTTTTTATTTTCTCGTTAATTTACTTCATGTTAATATTAAAATTATTTTTTATATGGAGAAAATGATCCCAATTTTATAGCATCTTTGGCTAAATTAATTGGATTTGGAGAGTAATTTTAGTCTTCAGACTAAATTTATCTCTATCTAGATCTAGGATCTTCAGGTTCATAGTTTTCTATGTACCTAAGTAAGTCCGACAAGTCTATATTCAGGTGTTAATTAATTATATTCTCAAATTCATATCCTGTATCAGTAGTCAAGCTATGATAATGTTTGACACTCTACAATTAGTAAGTACTTATAGTAGGTATAGTAACTCTATCTAGTCGAACTTAAATGATAGACTCCAATAACTTTGAGGATTTTTCAGATTATAACCCTTCTAGTATAGCTTTCACATGTAAATGGGGACATACTGCAAACATCACGTTTTTCTTAGTAAAATACTGTTTTTGAGTCAATGCTTTGAGCAAATCTCTCCCCATAAATATACCATGATCGTTCAATACTAACTTACTGCAAAAATCAAAATTCCAACTAGGCGTCAAAGGGGCTTCTGTTATCACTTAACCCAAACCACGTTTGTCAAGTAATGGATCACTTAATTATAACTTAACTTATTGGATCTTAGTGAGCAACCCTTATTTATTGTTGCTCATAGTAATACCATCATCACCGGCTGCTGCCACAAAGTATTTGTCAGTCAACCAAGCTTAATCCCCAGTAGCTAATAATATGTCATAAAAACTATAACATAATTTCCTAAATGTATTCATTAAGGTAGTCTAAGGTACTCCACTAAAAGTAGTACCTCTAATCCAAAAAGGTAAATACTTAGTATAATTTAATTCAGAAGCACCAAACTTATGTCGCCAATCTCGATCCCAGACTTTATTGGTCTATTTGTCCCATTATTTACCCTGATTTGTTATTGGTACAAATACCAGATTCCTATCAGGTATGATTACATCAACAAATTAATCTACTGTCATATTAGCAAACAAATCCTAGAAGTGTTTATTATCTTAATTATTTTTGATAAACCAAGCATACAATATTTTAAGAAATTATTTGTCCACGATCTATTATAATTCATAAAATTACGTAGATTCAAACATAGAACCATCATCACTGATAACACTGTCATGTTTAGCCATCATGTCATTAAATAATGATTTCAACTCCTCAGGGGCGTAACCTTATATAAAACCAGGGTAAACTTATTTTATAGCACCCCAAAAAGTGGATTATATAGCAGTAAATAAACCACACCCATTCTCTGATGGATTTTTGATATCTCTAGGTTTCTTGATGGTATTAACCCTAGAATTTTATAGCTCTGATATATCTATAGTAAATTCTTCACCACTCTTGAGCATGGACATGTATGAAAATTAAAAATCTTAATTTTAACCTTTCAACTGTCTCAATATAGTTTTTTAATATTTAGCCTTCTTAGATAACGGAAAATCCGTTTTGTTATCTAGCCATTATATAGGGTCGAAATGTGCAGTTTATATAGTGTTTAATTGTTTTTCGAAAAAACTAGAAAAACTATCGACCATGTTGGAAAAATTCACTAAATGATGATCAGTGAACTATTGTTGGCTTTTAAAGCATCTACCATATATAGCAAATATCTAATTATGGACAGATTTGATGCTAAACTCACAAACGGTTTGCTACTTTACGTCATTTATCATTCGAAGACCTGTTGGTATTACTGGTTATGAAGTAAAGATAGGCTCATCTTATAGAGCTAATCTGACTTATTCAAAATTAGTGTTATACTAATCATCTTAACCTTTTACTTTTATTAAAGGGTTAATTTATTCACTATTAAGTACTATATCGTCACTAAATTGTTTCACGACGTAATAACCCTAAGAAGCTTCAGGTATAGTAAATTAAACTTATTTAGTTTATTTGTCATATGGAGTCTTAGGTAAGTTACTTACCTCCATTTCAGATAAGTTGTAACCCATAATAGCGTTTATATTAACAAAAATATCTGGTTACACATAACCGTTGGTATATTGTATTTATTTAATTTACTTAGTAGACAACTATTAACAATGTCCGAAATAATTCACTCTACTCATTAATTATCCCTCAAAAATACTATCAGTCAATGACTATGTGTTATGAAAACAATTACGTAATTAACCTTGATATTCTTAATCAAGTGATTTAATATAAGCTGCCTTAGGTAAATGAACAAAAGCTGATTTCTAATACTAAAAATCAATATTTTATTCCGACAGGCAATAATCAATATATTACAAAAAACTATTCCAATGTTAACATAAGAAATATATCAACAAAATTAATATGTGGGGTGATACAGCTTATAAAATATTAGTCTAATCATGAAAAACAAATAATAATAGATTTAAAATGTTTTATAAAATACTTTCAATAAAATTTAATTGAGAATGAGTTTTAAAAACATTAAAGCATAGTGTTATATAACTAAAGAATACTATTACGTGAGAGAGTATTAACAATTCTATGTACTTATGTTTACGTGATAAATCAGCATGATCTTTCTATACTAACACGTGATCATGGCTATCATAATATATATCCACATTATCTTGATATTATTAAAGCTTCCATTTATTAAGTTGCGTATTGATTAATTCAATTTTAGTATTTAAATTGCTATAATATTAGTAAAAATAATGTTATTGAACATTAAAGCCTACGTCTATAATCTTAGGTGTATAAATATCATA